ACGCGAGACCGCATCAGACGTGCGCAACAAGGCCCTCCAAACCGCTCTCGGTGTCGGAGGTATCGGCGCCGGGCTCATGGCGTTGCATCACTTCACACAACCCAACACCATGAAAACGGTGCATGCTCGCTTCGACCCTGCGACAGGTGAGATGATGCCGGTCAGTGGCGCAATCACCAAACGAAGCAGTGTGGAAGATTCCTCCGAAGTACTTCTCGAGAAACTTGCCACGGTAGGCTTCCTCGACACGCTTCTCGAAGAACAGGAGAAGCACGCGGACAGTCGTATTCGTGATGACGCCCATGCATGCCGTCTACTCAACGCAGAACACGGTATCGACATCCTCAGGCAACTGCTGCCATAGTCAGAGGCATGATGGATCGTCAAAAAATCATCCTGCTCGATGAGCGTTTCCCCACGGGAGAACCCACCGTTCAACCGGTTCTTCTCTGGAGTGTACGCGGTAAAGCGTGCTACGAACCGCTCTCGAAAGAAGCGAGTTCAAGTCCCGCGCTCGACTACATCCAAAGCGTACAACCTGTTCCCGGTCGCACCATCGTCCTCGTCATCGGTCTCGGTAGCTTCGAGTGGTATGGTCTGAACCGCAATGGCGACGGCTTCCCCGAGCAACCTTACAAGGTAGGCATCAAACCGAAATGCGGTTGCTGTGGTAACAAACGGGACGCCTGGATCCTGCCTGACGAATGTGTTCAGTACCATCATCAAAGCTACGAACAGGGCAACGTCTTTCGACACCACGTCAACAAAGACCCCGCAAAGCGCATCGGACGTATCCTCAAAGCGTTCTGGAATCCTTTCATGCACCGTATCGAGGTGCTCGAAGACATCGAGAACGACAAAGCACCTGATCTCGTCGAACAGATCGGAGATGGACAGTTCCCGGCTAAGAGCATGGGCTGCCGTATCAAGTTCGACGTCTGCACCGAATGTGGCCATCAAGCACCTACCCGCAAGCACTACTGTGACCATCTCAAATGGACGATGGGTCAACTGACACCCACAGGGATGCGCTATGGCGCACTCAACCCTGCGCCCAAGTTCTTCGATAGCTCGTGGGTGTTTCGCCCGGCAGACCGCACGGGCTTCATGCTCAAAAAAGTCGCTACGGCATACGAGCTACAAGGTTTTGATTCGAGCGCAATGGGAGACCTTGTGGATGACCTCAACGCAAAAGCCGCAGCAGTCAAAAAGCTCGCGGTCATCGACAAAGTGGTACGCGGATACCCCGCTGCGGTAGTTCAGTCTGAACTTCCCGAAGCTGGACTCATTCAACAGTACTGCCAGTCGTCGTTGCCCAGCGTGGTCAATGCAACACCTCAACTAGGAAACGAAGACCTGCGTGCGCTGTCTGCACATCCTTTGCCTGATACCCTTGCCGCGCTTTCCCGGGCAGGCATCATTCTAACCACGCCTGAGTTCATCAAGCTCTTCATCGAAAAAGCGATGCCCGGTGCTCAAGTACCGCCTGCGGTACTCGACAACCTGACTGCGCTCCAGGGTGAATTCTTCGACATGTTCAGCAAACAACCCTCGTTGCTGAATGACCTCATGGGAACACTGACCGTCGAAGAACCGCAACAACAGGAACTGATCCAAAAAACCATCGCACCCATGCTCGAGAAGCGGTCCACGATCTCGAACTATCTCCGTCGACGTTTGACACCGGATTACTACAAACAAGAAGACACACCCAAATCGAATGTACTCGAGGTGCAAGACCCTGATTCGGGACGTACCTATCAGACCACACACGGCGCGGCTGAAGCAGCTGAAGATGAACTTGCAAAGGCAAAGCTTCGCCGGCTCGTCGGTAGTGCTGCGCTTCTGGGTGGTGGGTACAAGATGATGACTGCCCTACCTGGCAACGCGCGGTTACTCGGACTTCCTGTCGCGGCCAGCGGGCTCGTCTTCGGCCACGGTGCGTTCCAGCCTGACGCCGAATACACCACGACCAGTGGTGAGAAGGTGCCCTATCTGACCGAATTCCAGGAGAAGCAGAGCCATCTCTTGAACACGGTGAACACGCTCGGGTTGGACTACGGTATCACCAAGAACGGATCATCTACCCTCCGTCGAGTCGCACGACACGTACGTGAACACAACCCGATTCATTACTTCATGAAGAAGCTTTCGAGCTTTGGCCTCTACCACCCTGACTTGACACTGGCACGTCTGGTGGATGCCGAAGACAAGGTAGCGTCAAACGGCATCACCGAGGAGCGTCTGGACCTGGAAAAACTGGCCGAGGTTGTAGGAACCTTGGCGTGGGACATCACCTGAAACTCACTTGTGTTCCCAGGACATCCACCCTATTATTGGATGGAAATTGCCTGGAACCGCGAAGAGGTCAACATGGAAATCGGAAAGATCATGCAACGTCTGAACGAGAGCCGGGCTGCTGAACAGGGTGGCATCAAGACGGCTTCGACAGAGCCGAAGACGCCGACGACCAGCACCGAGTCTCTGCGCACGGCGTTGCGCGAGACGCTGGCCGCAGCGCCGACCACCACGAAGACAGCTTCCGTCGCGGGTCCAAACCCCGCCGAGGGGCTTCTGAAGCTGGCCGAGGACCTGACGGCAGCAGAGGAAGATGCGCTCAGCAAGCAAGCTTCCCTGTATGGCGCCGCGATGTGCGATGGCTTCATGGCACGCATGGCGCAATACGAAGCAGCAGCCGAGCAGGTGGCCCCGGCGGTGAAGACTGCCGCAGTCGCGGCGGCTCAGGGACAGCCCACGCTGATCGACCCCGCGCTGCACGCCATCAAGACCGCCGCGGTGAACGACCCCGCGTTCCAGAAGTTCGCCTCCGAGAACCCCGACCTCGTGAAAGAGGCGGTGGACCTCGGTTACCGGCAGACCTGGGACGCGCTCGTCAAGCAAGCAAACGACGAGTTCGGCCGTGGGTACCAGGACGCGATGAACGAGACCCACAAGATCGCGTCCGAGTGCTACAAGGCCGGCGCCGTGACCATCAACAACGTCATCCGGGCGATGAACGCGTAGGAGCTGCTTCGTGCGGTACCGCTCCGACATCCTGGCGCTCTACGGCCAACTCTTTGCTGACGCCCACACGGCGCTCACCAAAGAAGCGGCGGGTGAAAGCCTGGGCGCTCGCTTCATGCGTCGATTCTTCTCGAATCCACGTCGTGTAGCTGCGGCGGAGCGGGGCTTCACGCAAGCCAGCGAACAGACTGCGCGTGCCGAAAAAGCACTAGAAGAAATGCGGCACGGCCAAGCACTGACCGAAGCAGACCTGCGTCTTGCTCAAGGACAGGCTGCTCGAGCAGAAGAAGCTTTGCGTACCGTAAACGCTACGCCAAGAGGTGTCACGGGTCTTCGTCGCAGAGCGATGATTGGTGGTGGTATCGGTCTTGCTGGACTCGCAGGTGCGCCTCTTGCGTACGGTGTGGGCCAACAACAAGGCGAAGCCAACAAGAACCGCACACGCAACATCGCGTTCGGCGCGGGCGCAGCCGCTGGTCTAGCCGCGCCGCAGGTCATTCGCGGTCTCGGAAACATCGCCCGTGGTGTGGGCCAGACAGGTCTCTACCCCGAGCTGCAAAACGTGCCTGACTTCTCGGGCATCCCGGGAGGATACTGATGGCTCGCGTCAAGATGCCTTCGGTCAGCGAAGCCGCTGCGCAAATTCTGCGTGAAGTTGAAGCAGAACAGCGCATCAAGACGGCCGAGGTGCAACTGCTTCACGGCGTGAAGAACGCGCAGCTCACCTCGGAAGAAGCGCGAGACCTGATCAAGCTTGCGGATGCGTGCCGTACGATCAACATCGAGGATCCCGAGGTCACCTATGACGACCTCCACAACTTCGTGACGACGGCCAATGCAAAACGAACTGCGTAAGCTGGCCGAGGTCATTCGCCAGCAGGCTGCGGAATACGAGAAGCGCAAGCTCATCAAGTGCGCGCAGATCATCCGCGGTACGATCGGTTTGAATCTGCTGAAGCGAAAGCTCGGGAGATAACGATGTCGGACAAGTTCCTCAACCAAGTGGCTGACCTGCTCGAGAAGGTCGCCGTGCACCTCGACGAAGAAGAAGCGGCACGCAAAGAAGCACAGCGGGCCGAACGTCGCAAGGTGGCCAACCGTCTGAGCGAGAAGATCGCTGCATCCACAGGCGAAGCACTGCCCGATGACCTGCTGGAGAAGCTCGCGGCCTCTGATCAGGACATCGTCGACACCGTCGTCAAGCTGGCTGAGCGTCAAGGAGCACAGCCTCCCGATGAGATGGGTGAGCCGGGCGACATCAACGACCGCGCCACCGTCATCAGAACAAAGACTGCGCAGGCGAAAGAAGCCGCAGAAAACGCCGACGCGCAGTTCATGAACTGGGTCATGTCGTAACGAGGGTCGCCCCCTCAAACAGGAGAACTGCACATGTCGCTTCTGAACAACCCGACGTTTGACATCCTGCGTGGCTACCCCAACGGGAGTGCCCTCGCCGAACCGTTCCCGATCAAGCAGACGACCCCGGGGGTCTACGAGTCTCTGCCGGCGGGCGCGATCGTGACGCAGGAACTTCAGAACAACCAGGCCGTCATGTCGAAGGCCACGACACCGAACGTGTCGATCGCCGACCCCATCCAGGTCTGGCTCGTGGTCGAAGGCAACGATGACTTCTCGGGACAGTACACCGGGATGTGCATGTGCGTGCGCCTCGGCACCGGCTTCATCTGGTCGACCAAGACGTACACGGCGGGCACATACACCCCGGGTGTCCCGGTGTCGTTCAACGCTGGCGTCATCAAGGCCAAAGCGGTGAACGAGCAGATCATCGGGTACGTTCGCGAAGACAAGACCGCGACCGAAGGCAAGGTCGTAGTCGCGGCCTGACAACGTTGGGGCGACCCGTAGAACCTTAACCGAACGCCGGAACCATCCGGCCAGCAGTGGAGGAACCGATGGCATCGCTTTACCAGACCGAGACCAAGGAAGTCTCGGCCCGCCTCATCAACTCGAACTTCATCCGGAAGCTCGAGGAGGGCCGAGTCAAGGAGGCCCAGGACGAAGGTTCGGCGTTCATCCGCATGAAGGTGCGCCAGGAATCCTTCTTCCGGGAGCTGATCAACCCCATTCTCCTCGCGGACGACGAGATCGACCGTGACGAGAACACGGACCAGCCCAAGAAGATCGTCGAGAAGGAGCCCGACAGCGTGGCCACCTTCGTGACCTTCCAGGGCACCGGTCCCCGCACCTGGTTCCGCGGCCCCCGCTACGCGGTGAAGTTCGGGAAGACCGAATCCCAGCGCTTCACCAAGAACAAGTGGGAGCTGATGACGTACCAGAACGACATCCGCAAGATCCTGTCCGACAACTCGGTCAAGGACATGGCGGATCAAGAGGACAAGAAGGGCATCACGACCATCGATGACCTCGCTGCCCTCAACGCCGCCGTGCAGATCACCGGGGCCACCGGCTTCAACTCGGCCGCCTTCCGCAAGGCGTTCCAAGCGATGGTCCGTCGGCGTCAGCCCATCGGCAAGGTGCTGATGACGAAGGAGCTGTACTACGAAGCTCTCGACCTGCCCGCGACCTCCGTCGGCGACGACGTGGCCAGCCGGCACTACGACGAGGGCATCGAGGAAGAGGAGAAGCTCTGGGGCATCCCGGTGGTGTCCACCATCAAGAGCGACATCCTCAACCCGAAGAAGGCCTACGTCTTCGCGCCCGAGAACTTCCTCGGCAACTTCTTCCTGCTCCAGGACGCCACGCTGTACATCAAGCAGGAAGCGGACATCATCGAGTTCTGGAGCTACGCGGCTCCGGGCATCGGCATCGGGAACACGCTCGCCTTCCAGGTGATCCAGTTCCCGACCTAGTCGATGATGTGGCCGGCGGTGGGGTAGTTGTGTGACTCGCTCGGGCAACCGAGCATGAGGAAACGCCCATGCGAAAGTACTGCCTGACCTGGCAAGGTGATGGCTCGCTGGACCTATCTCAGGTTCTCGATGACCGTGGTGTCCCCATCATCTTCCCAACCAAAGGGGCAGCAGCCGTGGTGGATGAACAGACGTATGGTCATCCACACGTCCAGAATTACCTCCGTGCTGGACTGGTCGCGACCCCGCTGGGCACTCCTGCTCCTGAACCTGTGGCGGCCCCACCGCCGGCAGCAGTCGTTCCCAAGCCCACGCCGGCACCCGCACCTGCGCCGACTCCCGCATCTCCTTCGCCCCCGGTTCCTCCCACGCCGTCTCCTGTGTCGGTCTCCTTGAAGGACACCGTGGTTGCACAGGAGACGCCGGTCAAGGTCAACGAGAGCGAGAAGAGGCCCGACGACACCAAGAAGCGTGGGCGCAACCGATAGACGCGCACCAATGCTTGTGGACAAGGCGCGTGCGGCGATAAGCCCACGCGCCTTTTTCATATCAGTGCAACATGACATTTTACGCGGTAAAGCAA